AAGAAATAGAAGAAGTTGGAGAAAAGAAACCTCCCAATTTTAATGTTTATGGTGGTAAAACGCTGTCTACATTGGCTGCTAAGTCTTTTAAACCTATACCTTATATAGATTATAAAGCTATAGAATTTGGTAAGAAATGTATTAAACAATATTTGACCAAATTTTCAGATTTAACAGACCGTGAGGTTATTAAAGGTGATAAAGAATTTGAATTATCATCATTAAATAAAGATTCAGTCAACGGATTTGGCTACGAAAGAGACAAGAAAGAATACATAGACTTTTCTACTGGTTCAGTGACTCTACAGTTTCAAAATATTTTGGAAGATTTTAGATCTAAATGTAGAAATGACAGTATTGAAATTCAAGATCTCCTATTTTATGAAGCTATGAAAGATGAGTTGAGACCATTAGAAAAAAATCGATAAACCGAGAACTTTTAGAGTTGCACCTTTACATCATACATTTTTAGTTAAGAAATTGTTAGGTAAATTGTTTATACACTGTAAGAAAAATATGTGGCATAATCAGATGGCGCTAGGTATGAATCCTTATAAAGATTGGCATAAATTATATAAAATTTTGAAACAATGTCATATTAATTTCGATGGAGATTTTGGAAAATATGATGGCGCTGCTCCAGCTCAAGTCCAAGACGCGATAGCAGAGTTAATCATGGAATTTTACGATGGTGATGAGCCAGAGGTTTTGCGAGTTTTACTATCTTCTATGATAAGAACTTTTGTTTTAATTAAAGAAAAATTATGGGTAACTACTCATTCAATGCCTTCGGGATGTTGGGTGACAGCCTTTTTTAATTCTTTATTAAATAGATTTTTATCAGCTATGGTGCTATATACAGAAAAAGTAAAGAGAGGAGAAGAGCCTACTATTGAAGATTTCAACAAGTTAGTCGATTTCGTTATGGGAGACGACAAAATATGTGGTACCCCTTATGAGCTTAAAGATTATTTTAATGCTTTGACTGTAAAAGAGTTTGTGG